CTTCATAAGTAGCACCTCGTAGCATCTCTACGGCTTGGTCGTTCTTGAATAGGGCATCGGCTAAACGCTCTGCACTCTTACGCTCCTTTGTAGTATATAGGAGGTGAGCAGGGTGTATCTCTTTCGCCTCTTTCCACTTTTTCGTGTTCTTGCTCTGCACATCAATGAAGATATGCTCATCTATCTTCTCTGGCTCTAATACCATCGTGTGAATCAAACGACCATCACGAAGGGCTTGGCTGTTAGTCTCATCACCGTACTGCATAAGGTTGTAGTAGGTACGTGGAGAGTCAAGAAGTTTCTTGAGGTTGGAACTACTGAAGGCTACCTTTCCCAAGTAGCCATAGTAGAATGAATCGTCTATAGCTTGTTCAACAAGCCAATCTTGATTGTGTTGCTCACCATTGAGCATTGTGATTTGTTTTGACATAGGTGTGATTGTTTAGCGGGTTAGACCCATTCCTTGAATAAAGCGTTGACCCTTATCGTAGTCAATGCTCTTGATTAGTCGGTAGATAAAAGCAGAAGCTCTCTTGATACTTTCCATCTCTGCCTTGCTTGTTTCTATACCCGTGTTCTGGTACATCTGGGCATCTATGTGTAAGAGTTGGTCAATCGTGTCTTTGTCGCTTAACGCTTCTTCAAAGGCTATTTGAGCCTGTAGGATTGCTTGACTATGAGTCATCATCGTTGATTGTTTATTTGTTGGCAAATGTAATCATCATCCTCATCACCACACGAGCAATCGTAATACTCTTCAATAAGGCAACCACCGCACTCTTGACAAGTAGCTTCTTGTTCTTCTTGATAGCGTTGTAATTCGTAGTCTAAGTAGTACATTATACAGGTAAATTAAAAAGGTTCTCAATAAACTCGTACAAGGCAACCATAGCGATTGCACCGATGGTAGCAAGGAGGTAGCAAGTACCTCCGTAAATGATGTGTTCTTTAGTAGTGAACTTTCTCTTTGACATAATAATTGTGTTTTGATTTATGCTAATATACACAAAATAATTAACACACAACTATTTCAAAGAAATTTTTTGAATGAAGCATTTTTGGCTAACCAACTGATGTAGAGGGGGTATCCATCCTAAAGCGTTATCATCTCCCGTAGCAGAATTACCTACTACCTTATACGATACGCTCAAGAGGTGGGATAATAATCCCTCCCTCTCAAACACATAAGCATCTACATTATCTTCATTACTTAACATATAAACATAGTACAATGCTTTAGATGCTTTTATTCCACTATCCTCGTCTTTGTTTGTATTCTTGAACTCTATATATAGATTAGGCTTGTCTGGGGTATTTCGTTTCTTTGCCCACCAATAAGCCTTGCTATCGTATTTCACTTCAAAGGTATAGGTGTTCTTCTTGTAGACACTCTTAATATCCCAATCGTAAAACTTACGCTTGGGCGCAGTCTCTATATTTGTGTGACCCTTGTTCTCAAGGTGGGTACACCACAGGTCTTCACCTATATCTCCTTTAATGAAACTCATTCAAGTTCGTCTCTTTGATTAGTTTATCTCCATCATAGAAAGCGAATACCCCCGAAGAATAAGCAACCCGATAACCCCCATAAGAACCATCAATGTCAAAGCTATACTCCTGCTTTCCGTATCTTGAAGTAAGTCCTTTACCTTCTTCATATCCTATAACCGTATGACCTTGCGAAGTCAACCAAGCCAATAGCAGCTTACTCACCTTCGTATTGTCCATATACCTTTTTCAAGTCTTCTATATGTCGCTTCCACTCTTTTGGGTTACAAGTACAAGGAATGTAGAATTTGTGTTGGAACACCCTTGAGTGTATTCTTGATAATTGCTCGTGGTAACGAGGTCTTAACTCTCTACCGTTAAAGTCCACAAAGAACTCTTTGAGAAAGTTATATTCATTTTCTTCCAGACAAAGAGGTTGGGTCTTCTTTGGGAACAACTTATTTAGCTTTTCCTTACGAGCCTCACAACCACAATCTATACCTGTCAGTTCCGCAAAGGTGTCTACCACCTTCTTAATTCCTGTAGCCTTTGTGATTTTTTCAATGTCATCACCTAACCCTTTAGATGAGTTCGTAGTCTTCGTTGTTGTAGTCTTCGTAGTCTTCGTTGATTTTTTCTTTGACATACTCTTTGGATTTTCTTAATGTATCAAAAATTGAGAATAGGCTTATGCCTGTTTCTTTTTCTATATCTCGCATACTCATATTGGTAGTATGGTATATCTCAAACATCTTTTGGTCGTACCAATGTTGGTCTTCCATAATCTGCCATACCTTGTCTATGAGTCTTTCAAAACCTTCGGCTTCCTCCTTGTTATACTGCTCCTGTTCTACATCGTACTCTACCATATCACCGGAATAGATGAGTAGGTCTTTCTTGTTTTGGAACTGCCGTACCATATTACGGAGGGTTACCCATACAAAGAGCTTGTTGGGTTGACCCTTGTACATTATACGCTCTGGGTCGCTTACATACTTATTGAGGCGGATGTACATCTCTTGCACAATGTCTTCAGCGTAACTACCCGCTCCAAACTTGTGTGCCATCTTTAGCCACTCCTTATGGTAATCAGCAAGTAAGTGTAAGACAGTCATTATTCTTCAGTTGCCCAAGTGAATACTAAAGCGAAAACCCCAAAGCACAACTGCAAAGAGTGGTACTTGGGGTTCTCAAAATCATCATCCATTGTTGAGTTCCAATAGTTGATGCCAACCAAAAAACCTGCGAGAGGTGCTATATCAAGTGCAAAATTCATTTTTCTTAAGGCGGTTTATCTCTTCCTCCCTAATATACAACTTATTACGAGTTTCCAACAATTCTTCACGAACTTTTTGTAAACGTTCTTGAAGTTTTGCATTTTGAATGCGTAAAGTATACTCTGGGCTTTCAAGTTCTTCCTTGTGTATCTTGTTGATAATGTCTACACTTTGATTGTAGTATTGTAGATATTGCCTGTCGTATTTGAGATTCATCTCGTGCTGCTTCCAAGCGTGGATGACTGTTGCGTGGTTCTTATCCATAACCCTCGCTATCTGCAAGGTGTTGTATATCTCACGAGCTGCTACCATAAAAGCAAACCTAGCCATCACATTTCTATGCTCTCGGTTCTTAGCAATCTTGTTCAAGATTACATAATTATCGTATTCTTCTTGTAAGTTTAATTCGTTTGCTATCATTTAAGGTGTTCGTTAAGGTTATCAAATTTGTCTTCGTATGTTTTAATCTTCTTGGTGAGTTGACGTATAGTTAGCTTCAAGTCCGAGTTCTTAGCTTCTGCTGCCCATACCATATTCTGTACATCCTCTACCATATCTATAGCGCATTGTATTGCTCCGTAGATACTCACAAGGTCAAGGAATATATCCATCTCATATTCGTTAGTCGGGTCTTGCGGTTTCAATGCGTTAGCTATCTGCATTAGGTCACTATTCTTTTTTCGTAGCCAGAGCAACGCTATACTCTTGCTTCCTCCTTTCACCCATCCGTAATCTTCTTCTTCCATATCTAAAAAGGTAAGTCGCTTTGTTTCTTTTCTTTCTTGGTAATAAGATTCTCACCGTGAATCTCAAAGCCTACATTATCTGGTAAGCTACGAAATCTTATTGGTTCATCCATAGGGGTAGGTCTACCACCTGTCTCCACCTCTTTAACCTTTCGTATATGGATGTGGTTGTACATCCACTCCGTAGGGTGCTGTATGTATCTATGTACTACAACAAAGTCATCAGCACGGTTTACAAACTTACCACCGCCTTCTATATCGGCAGAGCTTGGTGGGATAGGGTGTCCTGCATACTCGTGTCCTTGTGCGTGTTTCATACGCAAGGCTTGAGTAACTGCGTGAGTGTTAAGCCATATACTTACATCGTGTTGCTTTGCCCAATTTCTAAAATGTGTACTCACCTCGTAGTCGTACTCGTGACCGCCAAGTGTTTTAAACATCTCTTTGTCCTTCGCTAATGAGTTGTAAGGGTCAATCAAGAATCCATCAAAGCCTTCCTCGTAATAGATGTCCGTTGCCTCTTCAAGCAATTCTGCATAGGTGTACATCTTCTTATCGCTATCAATAATGATAAAGTACCTCTGGACTAAATCTTGAGCCATCAAGAACTCATCCTCTTCAATCTTGTTGATAGGCTTACCTAAGAAGAACTCGCTTATCTTTTTTATAAGTGATACAGGTGTGTTCTCGGAACTAAACACCAACCACTTTATATCGTTGCGTATTGCTTGTAGTAACATTAGGTATAGGATAACTGAAGTTTTCCCCACATTAGCGTGTCCTAGAACTACATTAAAGTTACCTCGTTTGAATCGTAGGTATTGGTCAAGATTCCATTGACCGAACTTGATGCCTTCCTGTACTTTTCCATTACGAACATCATCAAGTTTACCGAACACATCGGCATAGGATATTTTTGACATAGTGTTTCAAGAGTTAAAAAGGGGAGCAATGCTCCCCTCTAATATAGGTATCTTTTTAGAATGGCAATCCATCGGCATCCACAGGTTGTGGTTGCGGTTCTTGCCTTCCTGCTAAGTGTTGTGATTGAGATGCCTGAAGCTCCGCTTTCTTCATCACCCAATCAGCAAAGGTCTGTGCATTCGCAATAACTTGTTGAGGTGTTCCACCCAACTCGGCTGCTGCTTTCAATGCTGTTTGTCTAATAATACTCTCGTCTTTAGAGGTGTGCTTACCTCCTGTACCAGGAGTGGTAGGTGCATTATTTGCATATTGTGGATTAACAGGCTTGACCGTGTAGTAGGTCTTGCCGTTGTACTCTCTTGGGATATAATCGTAAGTAGCCTCTTGTCCAACTACAAACTTCGTTTGGTTTTCAGACTTGGAGTTGTACTTACCATTATCTCCGTTTTCAAATGTTACATAGAACCCATAAAGCGTTCCGTACTGACCCTCGTAGGGTTGACCTGCGGACTTAATGTCCTTGACAATAGATGTTTTAGTCATCGTAATATAATTTAGTTAATAGTTCAAAGTTAATAAAAATGTTTATAGTACACAAGACCATTGTTGAGCAATAGCTTGTGCCATTCCTTCAAATGTTTTACTCCTTAATGTTCTTCTTTCCTCTGGAGTCTTTGCTTTTTGCAAGGCTTCATAGTACCATTTCGCTTGACGCTTTTTAACTCCCTTCTTACTTGTAAATTCAATAAATTCTCCCTTTTCTACAATGTTAGTAGGCTCAAGTTTAGGAAGGTTTTTTAACCATAAGCAAGTTGACTTACTCGCTTTATCTCCAAACATATAAGGTTGTACGATTTGGTCTGGCTTCCTAATGTGTGAAGATATAATGCTAATAGGATTCTCTATTGCTATATGTTTAATAGGCGCATCCATCAAATGCTGAACAAAGTCCAAAGCCTCTGCTTGATTCTTATATCGTTCTTCATTTCTTGAACCATCTTTATTATACAACCATCTTGCACCACTTACTGCTAAGTAAGTACAAGGTGGGTGGGCTATCATCAAATCGTATTTACCGCTATATGCTTCATCTAAAGCATCACCTTGTATATGCCATTCGGGGTAACCCCCAGAACAAGGAAGTAAATCACAACTATATGCTTCATAGCCAAGTTGTCTAAAAGACTTTGTAATTGCTTGAGATTCCTCACAAGCCACTAATATCTTCTTCATCCTCTTAATCTAACTTCAACCGCACAATAATTCTTTTCAACCGTAGGGTCAAAAACGATAGTGAGCCTGTTGTAATGTTTAGGAGAGTCATCTGGAATCCATCCGTTAGCCACGAGAGTGTCAGCAACAAATTTTGACACAAGAACATTATTGTCCACATCAGTACGAGCATTGTACCTAATATAGATAGAACAACCCTCTGCACTATGGTGGTCATAACGAGCCAATTCTTTCTCAACGATTTTTTTATACTCATCTTTCTTCTTTTTTCTAAATGTCCAATGTTTACCTGCATAGAGTGTGTTAAGACTTACTGTCTTGGGTAGCTTGAGGTGTAGGGTCAATTCCTTCATATTCCAATTCTTTCTCTAAATGGTGAATAGCTTTTCTTATGTCTTGCGACTTCGGGTTGCCCTCTTTCTTACCTGCTCGTAGCAAGTAGGCAATGGCTACCCCCATATTGTAAGAGTCTCTTGCAAAGTCCATACACACATCAAAGGCTTCAATGCCTTTATACTTTCCTAAATAGTAGCTTGGTGTCAACCTCTGGTTGGTGGTACTTGGCGAGTCTTGTACCGCTTCTGCCTCCCCATAGTCTCCTGTCATCGTAGAATCCGAAGTGGAGGTAAAAGTGGTCTCGTAAAGTGATTTCATTGATTTCATAATTCTCTGGGTATTCGGTTACGCTATAGCGTGGTTTCATTTTCTTTGTAGGCATTGTACATATCCATAACTGCCTCTGCTGAAATATCTTTCAGCGAGTAGTCTCTAATGATAAAGTTTTTAAGGGTGTTTAATTCTCTTTCTAGAGCTTCTATTCGTGCTTCGCACAAATCAATGTATTGGTCTTTAGCTGACATAATGTTTTTGATTTGATACGAATGTAAACAAAATTATTTACATACAACAAAGGGGTCAAAAAAATTAAAACCCTCTAAAACCTTCGTATCCCATCAAGTGAAGTGAAGTCTCAACATAATGTGCTTCAATAGCGGTATCATAAACTCCCACAATCTCATATCCTTCGGTAATACGATTATGCACTTGACCGTGCTGATAGATACGAGAGTCTATGTTGTTGGTCATACCAACATAATGATGTTCTGGTAGGTAATAGACATAATAGACTATTTGTCCATTTACCAATTTTTTCTTGTTGTAATAAGATTTGTGACAAGATTTGCAATGACCCTGTCTACCATCTTTAGTATTAGGGTTGTTATGAAAGTCTTTAATAGACTTCTCCTTATTGCATTTATTACACAACTTTAGCATAGAGATATAGATAGATATAAATAGATATAAAAAAAAGAGAGACTATAAGTCTCTCTCTATCTATCTCTATATCTCTATCTCTATATAAGAAAGGAGGCTTACAAGCCACCGCCTCTTAATATCTATATATACAAAGTTCTAAATAAAAAATGATACTATCAAGTTTTGTTATACACAAACTACTTAACATTACCTCTCTTATCCAGAGTTCGTACTGCGAAGTAACCTCCTACAACTGTTACACTTAACATATTCCATAGACTAATCCAAGCAGGGTCTACCTGTAGGTAGCCCAACCCATCAAAGAAGGTGGTAATTACCAAGAAGCTAATCACTACAATCAGCGTTAGTGGTCGTACATTTTTGCTTAACCAACTGTCGCTTGACATATCAGCTTTCCACCTTTTACTTATCTCGGCTTCAATAGAAGCCATTAGAGAGGCTTTCTCCTCTGGAGTGGATACATACCTATCCACAACATTAGAAACGGCTTTAATCGTCTCCTGTGCGCCTTTTCCGAGTAGTTTGCTTACAAGTGGATTCATTGCATTTACATTCTTTTGGTTCTATCCTACACCACTTACGGTTCTTGACGGGTTTACGAGCCACACGCTTCACAGTCCTCTGGATTGTCAATGTTGCAAGTAGGTTGTTCCTTATTTTCTAACTCATTAACAAAGTCCTCAAAGTCGCTTGAGTAACCAAAATCGGTGTCGTTCATTTATTTTTCTTTATTCATTAAATACCATCGTTGAGCAGTATAACCAATAGAAGCTATAAGCAAGGTAATTTTAAGAGTTGCCTCTATGTTAGCGAATGATAAAGCCATTGTTGAGGCATTCATTAAAAATACTTTTATATCTGTAGCATCCATTTTCATATTTTTTTATACCGTGTCTTACCACTATCCTTGTAAGCAACTAAAAGCTCACCCCTGTTTTTACCCCGTGTGTACGAGCAATGAACCCAAGCGGGATTCTCTTCATCACCAAACTCCCATATAAGTTGGTCAAAGTCAGTATAGTCTTTAAGATAACCAAAGATTGCAGCATTTGTGAGGTTTCCATAAACATCTGCATCTAAGTCTATTGCCTCCCCCTTACAATGTTGAGAGGTACTGCTACCACCAATAATCCTGTTAAGAGAATCACTACGATAACCAGAAGTAACCGCAATAGGTACTCCAAAGTAATCACGAAGAGGCTGAAAGATATTCTCTGCAACTGCTTTAAGATTCTCCAAATGGTCTTTAGTTGGCTCATTAGAGATACCTTTCTTAATTGCAGTAGCAGATTTTATCACCTCTTTTAACGATAGATTCTTTGATAGCTGCATTAGTCTTCATCTGTTAGGTATACACTACCTATACCTTGCGCTCTTACAGAGCCATCACAACACTCTATTGAGTAGGTTGAGGTCTCCCAACATAAACAACCTCTTCTACCACCTTTTGGAGAGGTACGAGAAGGAATGTAGTCCTTTTTATTTATATCATACATAGTAATATCCAAATAACTGTTGCTATACAATTAGCAAACAAAGTATGTTTTTTGCTTATTCTCCATATAACAGGATAGCCTAACTTGTTTCCTTTATATTGAAATAACCCTTTACCATTATGGCAACTGAACCATTCTTTTTTGCCTCTGAACAAACGATTCGGTTTGTCGATTAGGTCGGGCAAATTGCCCATAAGCCATCCTATAAGACCTAACATAAATACACCACCACAATAGGCTGCTAATAGATAGGCTATGAATAATAACCCTTCAATGACCATCCAACGCTTACCCATAGATGACTCACCAATATAGTCTACGGCAAAATGCGATACAAAGGCAACTGCCGCCCCTAACGGGTTTGGCATAGCTACCATTATTGCACCGCCTATTGCACCGTGAAAACTACTGTACATTTTCTTCTTCGCTTGGTTCTGGGAAGTATTCCGGATGCAACTCCTTACACTTTTCTAACCACTCACGCTGAACATCACTTGCACCCATTACGAGTAAGCCAAAAGGACTCATCCAGATTAACTGATTGTTCCAAGAAGCCTCCGCCTCACCATCCCAAAGCACGTCCACCAAATAGGTGTCAGCGTAAACGGCTTCCGTTAGTATTTCCCCGTCATCGTCGTACGTTGCCGGGGTGGTTATTTCGTGGCCTAATTCTACGATTAGGTGGCCGTGTGTTGCGTTGCCGTCCTCATCCGTTCCTAGTGCGGCTATCTTTGTACTTGCCGCCGCTTTTGTAGCAAAGCGGTATTTTCTAAAAGTCTTGCTCATTTTATAGGGTTGTTAAAGCTGAATTAAATACTAATAATTGTTTTACTTTGCCTTCAAAGTTATAAGTACCCGAAGGCCCGTCAAACATAAATTCATTTAACCCCGAAGGTACATTTGTGGATGTTCCGGTTGCTTCCTCTGTGCCGTTTATATATAAGGCGTAATTGCTTGCTTTGTATTTAACGGCTATTTTATTATTAGCTGTTATATCAGTAACGCTAACCGTTTGATTGAAAATAGTACCGCTTGAATTTCTAATAAATACTTGAATTTCGTTAGCCGTTGTTGTGTTGCTAATCAATATCCTATTATTTGAAGTACCATCGGATAAGCTGATTCTATCCACCTTGAACGGCGAAGATTCCCCTTTATCCCTTGCAAATGAAACTTCAGTAAATAAAACCCCTTCTGAATCATTAAATAAAGAAGAATCACCGGCACCATTACAAACATCAACCGCCCTCGCCGTAGCACTTCCATAGGTCGGCACGTAGCTTGTTGGGTAGCTTGAGGCTTCGACTTGTGCGCCGTAT